TCACAGTCCATCAGGGTGGACACTGGTTCACACACCATCGGCTCTATGCGTTTGATAAATTCTTCAGCTGTGATTTCCTCGTTATGTGACCATTTAACCATTTCAGAACTCCTCTGTTACTACGTCCATTCTACCAGAACTTTTGTCATATAGCAAGCGGTCAGCTGCGCCTACATCACCAGTGTATCGACATTTGAGAACTCTCAGGGTGGTGGTGTTACACTCAACCGGATCGTCGCTCTGCGTGTTCCGCTCCAAGGATATCACGCTGTCGCTGATCTGGGATATGCCGTGGCTTCCCCGAAGGTGACCTAGATTGACCTCCACACCCTCCTCATGTGACCTGTCAGAGGACAAGCGTCTCAGGTGTGTGACTAGGTGTATGCAACAGCCTGTCTCCTCAGTAACCTGTCTCAGAAGGGTCATGGTGCGGTCAATGGCTTTACGCTCGTCAGTAATCTCCAATCCAGACACTAGGATGCTCAGGTGGTCAATAAATATCACTTGACAATCCAGGCCTTGTACCATGTACCGCACACGATCCAGAAGGTCATCCATCTCCAGTGACCCGAAGTGGTCGTAGATAAATACTCGTCCGGTTCCTAAAGTATTGTCGAAGTACTCCCTAATTTGTTCTCTCGAATACTTCTCGAATACTTCATTAAGATGCAGACGATCATTGGCCTCAACGGACAGGATGCCACGCCTAGTACGATCCACTGATTCTTCAAGGGCAATAATGCCAATATTTTGATCAGTGTTTTTGAGGTAGTAATGCTGTAGCTCCCTCAGCAAGGAACTCTTGCCAACGCCAGTGCCAGCTGCCCAAGTGACGATCTCCCTAGCCCTAGTGCCAAGCGTCTTGCTTTGCAGCTGTGGGAAGGGGAAGGGGATACTGCGTAGGTTCTGCTCTGACCACAGCCCGTTGAAGTCTGTGGCAGCATTGCGGATACCAGCTGGGGTGTAGCATTGGGTATTCTTCAAACGTGCTATGAACTCATTGTGTAGGCCCTTGGAAGTGTACTCACAAGCGTCCTTGTGTTCTAGCTCTACGATGTATGCCTTGCCGGGTCGGAGCAATCTGGCGCAGCGTTCAGCGTTCTGTCGAGCTTCTGGCTCTGCATCGAAGCAGATGAACACCCGCTTGAACCTCTCCAAGAGTTCAAGATTGTTTTTGAAGTCACGCTCTGCGCTTGCCTGTCCTGATCGTATGGACATGGCGTGGACAATCTTGGACGAATGGTTGCCCTTGCTATAAGTCTTGGCATCTGGAGAGACACTGTTAGCCATTTGAAACGCCGCCAGTGCATCTGCCTCGCCCTCGGTGACGATCAGGGTATTGGAGCTTACCCCGACATCCTTGCCTAGGGTATGCGCTCCGAATAGGACTGTATTCTTAAAGTCTCCCTCTGTCTTGAAATCCTTCCCCTGCAATCTGATCTTAGCGGCCGTCCGCATACCATCGCCGTCGAAGTATGGGAAGACAACTCTTAGGTCAGATGCGGTCACCCCGTACAGGTCTTGGACTGCCGTGGATATATTCCTAGCGGACCAAGGTGTGTCTGGTTTGGGTTGCTTCTTCAAAGGTTGCATATAATCCTCTTTATCACTGCCGTAGCTGTTACAGCTGAAGCAATAGGTGTGACCATCGTCGTAGATTGCTAGGGCATCTGATGACCCGCATTGGTCACAGGGTTGGTGTGTTTTAACTGCTACGACATCGCTCATCCATCTCTCCCATCTGCTTCAATCTGCCATACATATTTGCATGGTCCATCAGCAAGTTTAGCAAAGCCTGCCTAGGCACTTTGACCTCCTTGGCGTTTTTCCTAACCTTGTCCACAGCTGCGTGTAAAGTATCAAACTGCTCGTCGTCGGTGTACAGCTTCATTTAATGGTTCGCCTTTTTTCCAAGCATACGATTAAGACCATCGTCGTCATCGTCTTCCTCTTCTAATTCTACATCAAAATGTGGCTCTTGGTCAAGGTACATCTTGAACTCTTCAAGGGCCATGCAGATAAAGTACTCCGCTGGCTTGTTATTGAGTTCAGCCATTTGCTGTAGGAATGGTTTTACCGACTTGTCTAGGCCGAATACGTCCTCCAAGCCTTGCATAAAGACCTGGAATGGCAATGATGGTGTGGAACCCTCTATCATTTGAACCTCTTGTATAAAACATAAAGTAGTGTCAGGACAGACATATAAACGGCGACCTGTATTGCCTCGGAGAAATACAGGGTATCGAGGGGAAAGATTTCATCTGCCAACATTGGCCATTTCCCCGGCGAGTGCCGCATATCCCGCTATGTCAATGAAGCTGTCATCCTTGGGCGTCTCAATGCTACGGGCAACTTTCATCAGGACAAGCATCATGGCGACATCGATAGGCGTCAGGTCATCAGGTTTGGACCGGACATAGGTTGTCCACAATGCCGCAATCCTAGCGTGGTTCAGGTAAGCGTCTCCGTATTCCTTGGCACGGTCGCCATTGATCAGGTCGCAGGCGGTTTGTAAAATCTCGTCTCTATTCATCTTCGACAACCTCCTCAATGTAGTACCCGACAGGGGTCAGTCCTTCATGTGAGAAGTCATTGTCTATGACTTCCTGAGCGTCATAGTACGGACGCTTTTTAGGTTTGACACGTTGACGGTACAATGGGGATTGTAACGCCTTCGCTTGCTTGTTTCGATTTTTCATACTGTTTTCCACGTTGTAGGCTTGTATCAATAGTGATCCAATGAAGGATGCAAGCATTCAATAGGCTCCTCATAGTCTAGTTCATAGGTGAACGTCTGGCGTATGGCATGGCGACAATCAGAACAGATGTCGTTATGTAGCGGTTGGTTGTCTGGTAGTTTAGCGTCACAAATGGCGCATCTCATTTTTAACCTCCTATGTTGGGAGCAGTTTATAGACATGCTCAGGTCCGTAAACAATTATTCGCCTATTTCTACCACCTTTGCATATGCCATGTGTATGGCTGTAGCCCTCTCAGATACTACCTGCTTGCTGTGCGAAGCGTTAAGCATTATAGATAGGCTCTTCTGCTTTAAGGTATGGCTATCGGAATAATGTTTACCTCCTACGGTGGGTCTCTATAGAGTACTCTATAGAGCTACAGTGTAACCTTTTTTAATATCTCTACTGTGTACTCTATAGAGTATAATATAGTACGGCAATGGTGTTTGTCAAGTGTCATAGTAAGATAATTCTGGATTATTGTCTTCCTCCGTTTGGATATCCATTGCAAGTTCGCAAATTGGCGTGTGCGCGTAATCTAGGATTTCCTCGGCATATATCTTGGCCACACGGGCGTTTTTCAAAGGGTACATATCCTCGATAATTCGTACTAGCTTGCTTTGCAAGTGTGCAAACACCTGTAGTTCTTTGTCTGAATAGCCCAAGGCTTTTGAATAGTCCATGATGGTCTCCAATATTGACACAATAGAGCGCATGTTAGACCATGCGCTCCGTTCTGTCAACTAGTGATCTAGGAATGTAATGGGTTTCCTAGCGGCCCAACATAGCGTGCAAGTGCCGCAACTGTCCGTCTTGTCCAATTGAACCGGACAGGTGATGGCATCCTCGGTCGTATTGTGGACAGTATTAGCCGAAAGATTGTCGCTTGGCAATGTTGAGAACCTAATGGCGAACTTGTCGAAACCTAGAACGTCGCGTGTGCATTTTAAGGCGTCTCCAATTGGCTTGCCCGGATGATGGCGGGAGTAGCCATAGACGTGCAACTTGTCACGCTTGGCAACCTGTACATGCCAAAATGCCACATACTCGGGCGAATAGAAGTCACCTAGGACATGCAGGCGAACCAAATACCCTCGCTTGTGTTTCCGATCGAGTTCGTCCAGCTCTTTCTCTAAACGCGCTCGCAGGCCTACTGTGTCGATACGATGGGCGAATGGCATATTGTTACCATAGCAATCATTCCAATGCTCGCAGGCCCTGTCGCATGTTGCGCGTTCTTCGAGGGTTAAGGTATAGATTGGCATGCCAGCAAGCCTGCCCTTGGTAACCTTGCGGCCAAGCTTTTTATTAGTCGATGGTTTCAAGACCTTATGCTTGTACTGGTCGAGCGTGTGGACGTTCTTGCTGTACATGGTGCGGCCTTCCACAATGGCCGCATGGTTGCTTTTTAAGGTTGTCATTTTTTGCTCCAATAGTTGTCTTTCAAATAGGCGTCTACCATATCTTGGCCATACTTGTCAAACATGATGCCGAGGAATGTATGGGAAGGAATACCATCCACCAAACAAGCTCCCCATGCGTTCGCTGGTCCGGTCACGGCCTCGACGTACTTCTCGCAATCTAGTTCTAAGGTCATTATATTGGCTCCGGTTGATACAATAGAACGCATGATATAAATCATGCGCTCCATTCTGTCAACCACAGTTGGAAGCAGCAACGGCCATGGAGAAGCCTTGTGGAGTGCGCGACCGGAAACTGGCACGCTCTGGACCGGGTGCCGCCTTGTGTATACGGTCGTCTGGCGTGACATCTTCAGCATGGTCCGGTTCTGGCATAACGAAACCTTTGCCTGTCCATAGGCAGGTCTTTTTCGTATAGCAGTCGTCGGCATTCAGTCCAGAATACTGCCAAGGATGGAAAGTGTGGTCCGGTTTGCGCCAGTATGTGCTGATAGTACTGACCGGGTTCTCGATCATATAAGGGGCATCGAAATAATCCGCCCAGAATGTAGCTTTCCCGAATAGTTCGACGCTTTGCGCTAATGCGCCTAGGCCCTTGCCAGCAAACCAGCGAGCGCCAGATACCGCCAGATGGTCGCATGGTGGGAATGCCGCGAGGAATGCTACTCCTTCCTCAATAACATATCGCGGCGGTATAAATTCCATCATATCAGCCCGGACATATGTTACGCCGCCTCGCTCGCCCGGTTCTGCGTCGAGGTCAACACACATTGCCTTGTAACCATGCGCGACAAATTCGCGCGCTAAAACGCCGGACTTTTCATACAGGCCCAAATACCATTTCTCGTCTGATGAGACACGCATTAGATCATCTCCATATCGGTCAAGATCGAGAATTCTTCGTGGGTCATAAGACGTTCCATTACCGTGTTATACGGTCCTAAGAACTCGCCACAGACGGCACATACACCTCGCCCGTCGTCTCTGTGGCCGTTCAATTCACATTCACGTTCCATAATATTCCTCCAGATTGATACAATGGAACGCATGGTATTCCATGCGCTCCGTTTTATCAACCGGCGAAATGGTGCAGCCGTTTGATAGCCGCCCGGTGTTCGACATATAGAGACCTACGGCCTAGATGTAAGCCTGTCATCGTCGGGCCTGTCGATATGCCCCACCGGGATTTGGCCACACGTTTCCGATACAATCCCCAAGCAAAACGATTGCCGGAGGTTCCATCATTAAGGGCGGCAGTCTTGCCAACTAGTCTAGCCATTTCGTTTCCTTTCCTAATGGCGTTTACGAATACAGCATAATATATAATAGAAATGCATCTAGTCAACACTTTTATTTTTATCGTTTGTCGCATTGGTGGCCTAAATTTTGCCTATGCGAAGGCCGTGCCAACTATGCCCAATTCGCGCAAATTATTTTAACGGGTCACGGGTCACATTTTGCCAAGGCTCACCAGTGAGCTTCCTAGGACGTTTTAGGCCCATATGCACTATAATGCACATTTTGTCGCAAAACACATTACAAGCAAAAACAATGCCAAAGTATGTTCTATTGGCACACACACGCACACTTTCAAAATATTTGTGACAATCCTGCCACACTGTTGCACAATTGTCACACTGTTGCCCAGGCGCAACACTGTTGCACAATTGTCACAGTGATGTTTCGGCAACACTGTTGCAAAAATGTCACACTTCCAGGTTGTTCACCTTTTGTTCTTTTGTTTGGTCCACTTTTGTTCCACTTTTGTTCTCAACCTTGAACAAAGCAGGAACAAAACGAGACCGCGACCCCCCCAGTGGTGGTCAGTTGTTTTATAGTCTAGTGCGTTCATTCCGGGGGGTATTTTGAAAACCTATTGACACTATTGTAAATATATAGTATAATAACACTATGAAGTGGCTTTCTTATATAAGTGGTTCAATATTGGCTCTTTACGGAGCCTATATTTTTATAATGATGATATATGGAACTTTTACATAATGCCTAAGACAAGAAAGTT